TTGTGTAAGTTGTAAAAGTAACCGAGGAATCAACTATAGGCTCGTCTTCTACGTTAAAATAAACTCTATAAGAAATTCCACCTACGACCCAGTTTCCTGCATCAGGCCAATAACAAGCAGAGTATTCAGGGCCTATATTTGGTAAGTTAAGTCCCTTATACACCCAAGAGCAAAGATTAGCAGTAGCCCTTCTATTAGGTATAGTTATTCCTTGAGTATCAAAGGGGCTTGTAAGCTCATATGTTATGCTTTCTCCTTGCAGACTTGTTATACTCTCTATTAGATATGTTGATTTGGGAAACTCGATAGGAGGGTTTCCTACTCCGGTATCTGCAGACCCTCCGTTTAAGTATTTTGCGAGTGTAGCTCTAATAGTTACTTTTTTTCCTACTAAATCTCCGTAGTTGTAAATGTTTGCTGATGCAAGATCTGAAGATAAAGTAGTTGCAATAACACCTATATTTAGAGAAGGTCGCTCTGGAGACCCCATCGAAGTTCTACTCTCGCCGGAGGCTTTTATGGGCATAGCAGTATACGTTACTTGGCTATAAGGACTATTGTAGTCATACCAAGTAACATTTGCTAAAGAACTAGATACGCCGTTGTGGTATCTTAAAGTGACTGTAGAGCTAGCCTCTATATCATAAAAGTAAACCAGCGAGCCTAGCGATTGCTTAGCAGAATCTGTTGCTATTAAGTTTGTCATGATTCATAAACTCTTCTAAATGTTGCCGAACAAGTATAAAACTCTGAATTCATAAAAGTAGTATTGTAACTATCGCATACAACTTTTATAGTAGTCTCATTACTAAGTCCATTTGTATCGGGTACTGTAAAATCGAAAGAAGTTATTCCCTTTTTTACTGAAAAGAAACTTACAATATTATCAATCTCTGATTTCTGTCTACTGCTAAAAGTAACAGAATATTGTTCTCTAAGCGAGTTTATTCCATTAGCAGCGCGCTGTTCATACCCGTCCCCGAATTTTGCAAGTAACACTTCCGGATCACTTTGACGCCTCATGTCATTGTCAGGAATTACCTGTATGTCTCCGCCTGTTTCGTTATAACTCTCTGCTTGTGGTATAGTAAATCCGATCGCCATATTATTAACTACCTATTAAGAAGTCCGCCTTCTCTTGTTTGAATTAGTAACTCTTCTTGGATAGCCTTTGAAATTGCTTCCCCAAACATTCTACCTTTAACATCAGAATCTCCTCCAGTATTACTAGTAGCATTTCCACTTTGATCTATATTTACATTAACAGATACAGTATTTACCGTAGAATTTGAGCCTTGCATCTGTACAGGGATCTTCTTGCCGTCAGGAAGAGGAACTACTGCTTCTGTACCGTGTAAAATCGCAGGATACCCTGAGTCTCTGCCTTTAGCTATTCCGCCTCCGGAGTACATTTTATCGTAATGTCCTCCTCTAGCAGAAACAATCCCTCCATTTCTAAAACCAAGAAACGAAGTGAGTCCACCAAATATAGACGAAATTACTCCTGTACCGCCTCCTGCACCTCCTGCACCTCCTGCACCAAACATAGTGTTTAGTCCTCCGCCTCCTGGAAACAGAAAAGACATAAACTTGTCTGAAAAAGCCTTCATGCCTGCTTCTATCTTGGAAGCTTCCATAAATGAGGAAACTAAAGCATTTGTCATAGACTCCTGTAGGGTAGTTGCAAAGCTAGATGTAAATCTAAGAATCGCATCTTTTATAGAGCCTCCTGTAGCAGCACTACTGAATACATCGGTCAGTCCTTCTCTCATTGAGTTAACCAGTCCTTGCGCGGCCTGTGCCTGGATAGATGCTTCGTAGACTGCAACGTTAGCTCTTTTTTCTAAATTCTCTGCCTCTAGTAGCAAATTATCTTTTTCAAATTGTTTTAGATTCTGCTCTTGTGCTTCTCTTCTTTTTGACTCTGCTTGATTTCTAAACCCTTCCGCATCTAAATTGGCGCTACGAATTCTTCCTAGCACTGTATCTTGCGGACCAAGCTGACTGCCCAATCTCCTGCCTTCAAGTTGTAGATTTCTTGTTTGTATTCTACCTAAATCTTCTTGTAGCTGACGCTGTCTTACTAATGCTGCATTTTGATTTTCTACTGCAGTTACCTGAGCTACAGCTACCTTAAAATTGCTATCTGCTATATCGGCCGCTCTTGCGTGCTCTGCACTAGTTTCTCTTAATGATTCCGCCTCTTCCTTTCTTTCTTTAGCAATTATCATTGCAGTCATAGCTTGTGTTAGCCGTAACTGCTCTATTTCTTTTTCCACACCAGCTATACTGGTATCAATCATTAATTCCTGAGCTTTTAGAGCATTGGTTTTCACAGTAGCTTTAGTATCTAGTTCTGCTTTTCTTTCTGCAATATCTAATAATCTATTTTTTAAGGCAGTTTCTTTTTGTGAAAGCACTATAATCTGTGCCATAGAAGCAGCGTCTTGCTCAATAATAGCTGCATGCCGTAGAGCAACCTCGCTACCCTCAGTTCGTAGTTGACTAGCAAGCAATAACTTCTCACCTATCTTATCATTCAAATCTAAAATTTTATTGTCAGTTTGTAGCTGTGCTTTTCTTTTTGCGTTGTCTACAGTATTTTCAAATAAGCTAGCAATTTCAGTATTGTTTCTTATTCTCTGACTTTCGTTTGCGAATTGCTCATTGTAAAAAGTATTATATTTTGCACTTAGTTTGTCAAGTAAGTCTATAAAGTAGCCGGGATTTGTAGTGCTTCCATCCATAGAGGCACCAAAAATTTTTCTAATACTCTCCAGATTTTCAGCTGACTGTACTACGGGTCTATCCATTCCCTCCTGTATGCTGAGGTCTTCTACTAACGCCGCCCTTACATCTAGTATATTTTGTCTAACTGATTTAAAGGGGTCCCCTTTACTTAAAGCATTCGTTCCCTCTATTAAAGTTTTATAAAACTCATTCGCGGCATCCGAACCCGATTTTATTACGGGGGTAAGAGCCGTAATCTGCGCCACTTCCTCGCTAATAAAAGAGTATCCTTGTGTGTTTAATCCATTAAGAATTTCTCTAAGACGAGTTAAAGACTCTAAGGTTTGCTCTTCTTGAGTTGATATTTTCAATATCTCTAATCGTAGCTTAATCATATCAAGATATGCTTTATTGACTTTTGGAATATGAGTAAGACCTGAGTCTTTTAGAGTTTGAGAGGTAACTCCTACGGTTTTCTGTAATTCCATAAACGCGGCGGTTTGCTGTTTAGTTAGTCTTACATTCTTTAAAAGTGGCTCTTCGGATCTAGCAGCCATCAGACCCGCCATGGCAGCCGCGCCTGTCTTATCCATAAAAATAGGGCCGTCTATTATATCTTGCTGTACCTGCTTATTCTTTTTCCTTAACTCTTCTAGCTTATCTATAGACTCACTAATATTATCAATCATGGACTGAGGTATAGCGGCAGCACCTATACTTTCAAAAGATTGCGTTCTTAAAAAATTTGACGCAGCAATAGCACCTGAAACACCACTTAGTCCACTAGCTACCAAAGATGCTCCTACTTTTTCTATCTCTTCTCTTTGGGTTTTCAATGAATTAGTAGTGGCCTTTAGGCTGTCATTAAAAGCTGCATTCGCATCTTTAGATCTGAAATAGGTAAATGCTAGCTGTCCTAAAGTGAACAAAAGACCTGCTATAGCTACAATGTTAAAAGCCGTTGCAATAGCGCCACCAATTGCAGTAAAAGCAACCGTACCTGCAGCTCTTATACTTGCAAACGTACCGGTTGCAGTTCCTTTTGCGGAAATAAACTGAGCTTCCATTCTTTTAAAGAATCCCTTCATTCCTTTTTCCATGACGCCTGCTTCATGCAGGAGAGAAGCTCGTGCTTGAACAGCTAAGCCTTGTACCGCTATTCTTGCATTTTCACTGTTATCAATTACTTTTGAATTTGTAGCTTTTAAGGACTTTTCTATATCTCGAAGAGTTCCTGAAGTAAACGTGCCTTCCAATAACCTTTCTTGGTGTTTTTCTCCGGTGTAGCCTGCACCTACCATAGACCTACCAATGTCTTGTCTATTGAACTGTGCGAAATCTCTAGCATCCGGAACTAAACTTCGGATAGGCCCTGCAAAAGCAAATCCTGCAATAGCTGCTGCAAATAATCCGCTTTCAGCAACAGCTTTTGATAACAGTTCTATAAAAGGAGCAAGTCCGCTTTGTATTTTAATAAGCAAGTCATTAAAAGCTTTTCCTGCTTGATTTACCTGATTTACCTTAATCTCAAATTTTCCAAACTTTTCTTCACCTTGTTCGAGAACAGCATTTACTACTGCTTGAGACTTCTCGAAAGTAGATAGTTGATTTGCTGTTTTGCCTATCTTTCTGCCATAGTTTTCGGACGCTTCTTGTAAGCGAACAATAATACCGAGTTCATCTAGCAGTTCGGGCTCTGCTTTAATTGCACCTTTTACTAGTCGATTAAAAGAGTCTGTCAAGTCTCTTCCTAAAGCAGCAGAGGCTTGAGTTGCGACAGTAGACAATCTCTGAAGTTGAGAAGCATCTAAGCCTGCAGCAACACCGATAGAAGCTGCCTGTGCTGCCTCTTTAAATGCGAGCTGTCCCTGAGTAGCTTCCTGCAAAGAAGCTGTAATAGCCCCAAGAGATACACCTGTAGCCTGTGCATACGCAAGCTGTCCATCTGTCAATACACGAAGATCTGCGGCGGATTGAAAAAATCTAAATACAGCTGTAAGGGCAAAAATCTGAGCGGCTAAGGTTGCATACGCAGGTACCAAAACACCATTCATTACCTGGGACTGCTTTGCAAAGTTTTTAGTAGAGTTCGAGGACATCTGAGCTGTGCCCCGAAGACTTCGTTGTGCACTCTGTGCGCTCTTACCTGTTTGTTCTAGAGTGCCTCCTAACTTTTTGGCGCTCTTTTCTGCAAGACGCATAGTGCCATTATCATCAATAATAACTGTAACTTTTGCTGTTCTAGCCATAATCTACTTTTCTAGCCACTCACATTATATGAGTAGTTCTTGCCAGGTCCGGCATTGCTCTTCGACTTTCTCTCTTCTGCTTTTCGTCGTCGTTCAGACTCTTCGGTATAGTAAGTCTTGTACTCTTCTTCTATAGCTTTTGCAAAAAAGAATATAGTTCTTCTATCTTCTATCTCGTGAAGGTCAAATACGTATTCAAGAAAAGACCAATCTTTGCCTAAAAACGTACCATTCATTCCTTCCCACACATCGGATAAACAGTTATATATAAAAAATGCCACTTGCACCTCAGGAGGAAAATCTGCTGAGGTGAGCGGCATCTTTTGTGGGTCTGGCTCTTGGCCTAGTTGTTCGCAAATCTTTAAGTAGGTATCAACACTAACGTCTTTAGATTGATTTAAGAATCTACGGATACGGCCAAGTATTTCTTCTACTTGGCTGTCGTAAAATTTTCTAAGTCACCTACGGTCTCAGTAACCCAGGTATCGAACGTAGTTGAGTTTTTCATCAACGTCTCTGCGTTCTCCTGAGAGTACTCAAGTTCGCTATCGGGCTCCAAGCCTTCAGTATCCACTAATAGAAGCTCTTCTAAGTATTGGAACTTAAGTCCGGACCATCCCTTGATAATAGACTTGCAGTATTCAGTTAAGAAAGTCTCTTCATCCAGTACTTCCTCTGGTTGATGAGTCTTCTTATTGTATTTTGTACTTACACACTTTTTACGTAACTTAAGCAGCTCATCTCGTGATAGATGACACAGCTTTACGGTGAAACCTTTATATCCCGGAAAACTGATTGCTACAGTTTTACTAGGAGTAATAAGAGAAGCCAGTGATACTGACTGTTTTTTTGTTTTTTCTTCCATTAAAATAACCTTTTGGTTAAGAAATAAGTGGGAGCAGTAAAAAACTACTCCCACTTGGTATCATAATATTATATAAAACCTTAACATAAATGTCAAGAATTATTTTTTATTATGGTCCTACAATAGTGAGGTCAAACTCATCTGGTGTACCAATCGCGCTAGGTAATCCGTGGAAAGTAGTTTCTACAGATACAACGTCTTCGATTGAGTGTACGGGTAGCTCGATATGAGCAGTAGGTAGCGAAATCTGCATGCCTGGGGCATTTAGAACATTGCTGCCTGTCTCTCCTCCAACATAAAAGTCGAGATCAAATGAGTTTGTCACTGTGGTAGTTGCTCCGATAATATCCGCAAACAAGTCTGCACTACCATTTGAAGTTTCATCAATATAACAATTAAAAGAACCAGTAATACTTCTAGTACCAGTTACATGCCCAATGGGCTGGTTTACTGACCCTAAAGTATTAGGAGTCAAAAACTCAATGTTATTACTGAAAGTGAAACTTGCATTGGTAATAGTTAGGCCATACGTTTTAGAGCTACCACTAACACTACTAACAGCAGTCATAGCGGTTAGCCTATTTCGAATATAATTATCTGTATCAGCAACACCTTCAATAATAGCAGAGCTAGCATCGAAAGTTGCTTCTTCAGAAATAATATTTGCAAAGCCTGACCAGTTTACTGTGGCAATTCCATCAATATCAATATCAATAGTAGCCTCATTTGCCGTAGCTCCCTCTAATTTATAGATAAGAGTATTACTATCAGTGTAGCTAGGTCCAGTAGGTCCGCTAGGGTCTGTATCGTCCTTAGCACCTAAAACAAAGTAGAGATCAAAAGTTTGAAGATCTACCCTATTTGAGTCTGCCATAGACAACGTAGTACTAGAGGTTCCTAAAGTCCAACCAGATGACCACGCAGAGTCGGTACTCGAATCAGTAGCTGTGTAAGTTGGCTTGCCTGCAAACCATGCCCATAAAGCCTCATCAATCATGTGATGATTTAAAGTACCATTTCTATTTGCGTTACCTACAACATCAGTTCCAGCGGTTTTAAATGGTCTAATATATGTTGAAAAAGACCATTCTGCCGGAGCGTATGAATCGGTAAACATTTGACGTGACCGTCTGGATACACCAGAGGCGTTAGTCATTTCATTGAGAGTTACTTCGTTTACGTTAGTGGCTTGACTGAATGAGAATCCGTCCAAGACTGGGATTTCCCAAACATCAGAACCTTTTACTGCATAAACCTTAGTGTCTCTATTGAAAAATAAAGAAGCCATGCTTGTCTCCTTTTGTAACTTGGAAAGACATTACGTGTTTTCCAGTTTAATAGCAAAAGAAAATTCTTTTGCTTAATACCTTACTTCTACTATTATCTCACCTACACCTAGGGGCTCTAAAGCGCCCTCATCAGTGTCTATGCTAACAATAGAGAGTTGCTGTGTTGTACCTCTTACTCCATATTTAGGAGTGTAGGTTAGCCTAGAGTTGTCTTCTATAATTGTCTCTACGTCTTCTAGAAGTCCTTCCAGTGCTTCAACAGCATCCTCCTCATTTACGTAACAACGCAGAGTAATTAGCAAAAATCTATCTTTATACCCAGACCCTTGATACTGCCTAGTCTCACTTCCGGCATTGAGATGTATAGAAGGAAACTGTTCTACCTCATCCCAGAACTTTAGTCTTGGATGAACCTGTTGGTCTAGATCAGTTCTGAAAGATCCGGATCCATTTATACCTTTTAGCTTTTCTCCGAGTGCCTCTACAATGGCAAGTCTTCGTGTAGTATAGTCTCTTGAAGCCATTATATTCTCCTAGTAAAAAATCTTCCTGCCATTATTTGAGCAGCTACTTCTCGTATAGACCTATCTATTAGTCTCTTTGGATCTCTTTCCTGGCTAGACCAAGTAGAGTTGCCTAGAGAAGGTTCAAAAACCTGATAGGGATCTTTTTGGTAAGTGTACCCGAATGATGGATACCCTTGTGCAGTATAAGTAGCTTCTACAATTTTTACGCTGTTTGCAAACCTTCCTGTACGATTCTCTAAGGCAGGAGGCTTCATATTCTTTCTTATAGTCTCTGGTAGCTTTTCATTTATAAGAGCTGCTAAAGACAGTATATTGGTAGTGGTAGGAACATTAGTCTTAGCTTTTTTTGGAGCTTTTTTAGTAGATGCAGTAGTTTTTGTTTTAATGTTCTTCTGAACAGTTTTAACTTTCTGTTTCTTTCTAACTTTAGGCTTAGGATTTTTTGCTTTAATATTCTTTGCTTTTGTGAGTTCTTTTACAATGTTAAACTCTGCAACATCCTCATTAGTTTCTTCTATACTTTTTGATCCAGGTCTTTTTTCTATTTTTGTTTTTTCTATAAAAGCAACTATTGCTTGTTCTAATAAAGGTCTAGTATTCTTCCAATCGGTAGGTTCAGAGCCTACTTTATTTCTAGATCTAGGACCTAATAGTATCTGCACCGCCTGATTTTCTTTGAGACTTATCTTAGCCCCATCTTTTTTAGTTCCTGTAGTTTCGAATACATACTCTATATCCTCATACACTTTCATTATGTCTCTAAACTGAGTAGACTTTGCATACCCTGAGAAAGACGCAGTTTTGTCTAAAAAAGCTAACGATGCCGTTAACTGGGCAGCTCCTACAGTAGTTATGCTTTCATGACTTCTGTGCAGAGCTGATTTAAATTTTCCTACTTCAGATTGAACTGCGCTTTTTATATCAGATCCAGCACTGCGTTCCTCTTTTAATCCACGTAAGGCTCTTTTTCCTTTTCCTCTTAGATATTTATTTAAAGAACTAGTTCCGGAGTTTTTAACTATAGTGTATGCTTTCTTGATATCTCTTCTAGCAGCATACTTAATTAATTTTCCTGGAATATAATCAACAAGGACGGGAAAAGTTCTTTCTGCAGTTACATATGTATGAAGTTTCTTTATAGCTTCCGAACCAAACTCATTAAAGTCCTTATCAGGAATATCTATGTAATCTTCATATGTATCTGCTAAGCTTTGATAACCTTCTTTGAAACCTTGACCTATACTGGTATTGGACATAGTTACTTCAGTATAAAAACTATTTAAGTTTTTTCGTACACTGTTTCCTACAAACTTATGAAGTTGTCCTAAAAACTTCTTAGTATTCTGGACAGCCATTACTTCATCTTGTACATATCCAAAACTCTTTTTATATGATCTGGAAAGCCTACATTAGCTCTAAGCGTACTAGTAGTTTGATTATCTATAGTGGCTCCGGCTATTGTTCTTCGGGTCTTATACTCATCTCTATAGTAATACGTAATTAAGTCGTAGGCGGCGAGTTTTAAGTCTTCTGGAATATCTGCGTATCCAGCAGTGTAAACAACTTTTACAGCAGCTACTCCTTTTTCCCAGAGCTTATATTTTTCATCCGTGGTTCTAAATATAGAGTCTGTACTAGTATCAATATAATAATCGTACTTTCCATTAGTACCGTCTTTTTCTAGCAAAATGTAATCATCAGCTTGAGAAGATCTTTCATGTACTGAAGTAACAGCAACTATTGGAGATTCCAATAGTTGAATTATATGAGTATCATAATCTATATTAAAGTACTCTGTTTTGGGAGTAGAATAATACTCTACAAACGAATTTCCACAATAAGATTTTATAAGTTGACTTACAGAAGCAACTAAAGAGGTGATGCGTGCATCATCCTTGACTCCCGTAATATTTTGAGAATCTTTGTACTCGTATATAGTAACTAAATTTGTCATAGTAAATAAACTTATAAAAACTTCTGGGGGAGAGTTACTCCCCCAGTCGTTTCCCCAATAATATAATTATTAAGAAGCTTTATATTGCAGACCCCACTTAGAGGTGGCACCGTCAATAAGATCAGTAAAGCCGAGGCGTTGACTAGCAACAAGAACTCGACGCTGATTAGCGACTTCATAATCAGATTCAATAGTAACTCCACGCAGTCGCGGGATTACAAAGTTTTGCGCATTAACAGCACAAGCATAAAACTTGCCAACTGCTGGTGTCGCGAACTCAGGACAGACGATTACAGGTGAACCGTATACCTGACCAACTTGGCCAGTCAGCTTAGTAGCCAGACCTTCGACCTGGCTTGCGTCTGCGTATGCAGAATCTGCAACAAGATTATGGTACTCAGTAGATGATACAATATATACCACCTGCTCGGGACGAATACCATACTTGCCCATATTCTTACGAGCTGCAAGAAGCTGAGCTGCGGTCAATGCTTCTGAAGCAAAGGCCGTAGCAGACTGAGTTTTATCTGAGTCTGATGCTGCTAGAGAGATCAAACCTGCAGGAGCAGCTCCGCCGGTACCAAAAGGACCGTCGGCGTGATTACCTACAAGAATCATAGCCTCTACTGCACGGGCATGAGACCGTACAACAGCTTCACGAATAAGAGGCAAAATAGGAATAATTGCATCTTCTTCAGTTTCATTTCCAAGATAAGACTGGGAAATTAGCTTCTTAGTGCTAAGCGTGCGTTCGGTCATATCGACACCATTATAGGAGCCGTAAGTATCACCACGCTCGTTCAAGTTACCATGAGGACTTGAACCGCTTGCAGTTTGAGCTGAAGCAAATTCTGCATAGCCTGCATCAGGCATGATAGGCAGAATTTGAGTAGCAGATCGCATCTGAATTTCTCGGAACAGAGGAGCGAGTACCAATTCTAGTTGAATATCGCGCTCTACGTTCGAAGAAACCTCTTGCTCGAAGTCTGCTGAAGAAACGCCAACACCCGAATGAGCGTTAACTTTTTCCATAACATCCTTAGCAAAATGCGTATCGTAACCTTTACCCGTAGCACGAGCAAGAAAATATGCATCAGACATATCTGCCTGAAATGCTTTTTTCCAGTCACTAGTTCCGCGATCTGAGAAAATTCGCTTACTTTCGCGAATATGATTGATTTCGGAGGACTTCTCCTTAATCTCGTTTCGAAGCTCATCTACTACACTGTAGAGATCTTCATGCTTTTGAGAAACACGATTTTCCAAGTCGGCCATAAGACGCTCAGCACCAGTTGTAACGCCTTGTACGACAGCTTGGACCTCCGCTTTTTTCTCTTCAAGTTGTGCTTCTTGAGTTGCTTTTTGAGCAGCTTCTTCCTCGGCAGTAGCCTTTTCAGCAGCAGCTTTCTGGGCCGCCTGCATTTGGATTTCAGCAGCTGTTTTACGTGCAACTTCTCGAGCAAACTCTTCCATGTTAAAGTCTTGATCAGACATTACTTTTTCCTCGAAGACAGCATTAGCTGTTTCTTTTGGTGAGCCCTTACTGAGCTGACCTGATAATTTAGGATCGTTTACAAACTGAGCTTTCCACTCGGAGTAATCTTTTTCTGAGTCAAAAGACTTTGTTACAGAAAAAATTGCACCTTGGTTTGCAGGTACTGATACAACAGATACCTCAAACAGTTCCGCATCCTTGATCCTATAGCCCTCGGTTTCTTCCATCCAATCCGCATCCTTGACCCTGAAACCGACACTAAAAGCGCTCAGGATGCCTTCTTTCACCATTTCAGCAATATGTCCTGCTGACTTGGAGATCTTTCCTTCTATTTCTAAGCCTTTTTCAGTAATAGCTAAAGACGTAGCTTTACCAATAGGCTTATTATAGTCGTGATTAAATAATAAAATCGGATTATTCTGATAGTTATCTAGGCCGCCCTTTTTCCAGGCGTAGCTTTCAATAATATCTCCAGACCTGTCAGTATCGACAGTGCTGGCATATCCTCTGATCTTGATACTATCATCATCATCTTCGTCATCATGATAACTCTTAAAAGTGGACATGATATTAAAAATTTTAGTATTCATTTTTTCGTAACTTTTACTAGACATAGGGTGTTCCTTTGGTAGTAAGTCTGTATCGTGCTTTCCACTTCTAAACTTACCATTTCTTAAGACGTATAAAAAACTATTAACACGCCCATAGGCCCATTGTTCAGGGCTAGAGACGCTTGGTCTTACAGATTGAGGATTAGTGTAATATGCACCGACTCCTCGTCTAAATACCGCAACTAGAGTTCGAGTAGAAGTCCTTTTAGACTTTACATCTCCCACTTTATCGTTGTGATCTTTTGCTTTCTTTTCTAATCCCTTTCTAATGGCTTCTGTTACTTCTCCTCTCTTAGGAGCTTTTTCTTCATCCTCGTCAGTAACACCGCCAAAGT